CTTTTAAAATGCTCATAGTTCAACCCTATCGGTTAACAGGAAATTCCTCTAGTAATGCTTCACACAAATTTCTTGTAGCCTCATACGGGGCATAGCTGCGTTGTTCCTCTTTCAGAATCGCCCACAAGTGGTGGCGAATATGATCAAAGTCTGCTGACCAAACCAAATTAGGTGACTCCAACAGTTCTATTGCTTGCTCAATCACGGGATCCATAAATTTCCTTCACAGCCTTCTCCATCTGATCAACAGACTCAGCACACTCGTCAATAATCTTGTTTAGGCTTTTCAACCCGATTTCTAGCAACTGAAGTCGCATCTCTACCATTAGCAAAGCCGCTTCCCTTTCAGAAATGTCTTTCATTGTTTCTCCTTATAAGTTCAATAATTACAACCGCTAAAGCCAGTCCCATACAGATCATGAACCAGCCCAAACCGTTAGTCACTTGTTTCTCCCTTGATAAGTTCGATTAGGTCGCTTAGGTCTGCAATTGAATTGCCCGTTTCATCTAATACCGAACCGCTGTCATCAGTGCGTTCTTCTAACAACTTGATAATGCGTTTTCTTTCGTAGTTGCTCCACCATTGCTTACCAAATAGGAATCCCTTTTCATAAGCAGGGTTATACATGTTTTTGGTGTGTTCTGACATCTCAAGCATTTGTTTCTCGCTTGATAAGCCATTCAGGGGCATTCTTGCTAATTAAATCTACAAGTGCGTCAATCGTGCCTTGCATTTCGTCTATGAGTTCATGAAAGCTCTTGTGAAAATCGCTTTCCCCGCCGCTAAGATTAATTCCAACAAGAGCATCACATTCATTGCAGTATGTGTTCTCACTCATTTGTTTCTCCCTTGATAAGTTCGATTAGTTTTTCAGTTATTTCAGGAGTCAAACTAACAGAACCATAGAGGCCATCTTTGACATACTGTAAATCAAGGGTCACGCCTTCTTCATTTTTATTTAGTGTGCGTTCTTCTAGCAACTTGATAATGCGTTCTTCGGTTTGCTCTACCAATCCGCCAAAGATAAGTCCACAACAACCATCGCAACCGTGAACACCCATCTGATGACCTACGCCGTGACAGCACTCCAATTCATGCGGTCTAGGACTCATTTTGTTTCTCCCTTGATAAGTTCAATTAGTTCCTCTGACCCAAAACTTTCCCATGCTGGTGGAGACCATTCAATTTGTCTCCAAATAGTGCTGAAGTCATAATTTTCTAGCAACTTGATAATGCGTTCCTGCTCCCAAGCACTACCGGCCTTGAATCCTTTTGTGTATTCGGTATCCATTACTTCTCCCCGTGGCTTTTCAAATAGCGATCTAAAGATTGAATCTTGTCAGGTCGAAAACCAGACCAAGCCTTTTTATCAGTAGTCACAATAGGAGCTGCAACAAGCCCCTGAGCCTTAAAGCCCTCCAAAACAAGCGGGTTCTCCTCAAGAGACTGCTCCTCATAAACAATGCCTAACCGTTCAAACTGCTTCTTAGTCATGTCACACTGCACACACATACTCTTAGTCCAAATAGTTACCTTCATTAGTTTCCTCCCGAAATAATCTTGTCCCGCACCTGACGCAACAACACAATGTACCCACCAGGCAAATCCTCATGAATCATATCCTCAACCAAATTAGCAATACGCATACGCTCATCAGCCCTAGCCTCAGACATCCCCTCCTCAATAGCCCGAAGGAAACCTTGCTTACTTACCTGTAGCAGTTCCATTTTCCAACTCCTCAATCAAACTCTTTACAGCTGCGGTCTTAGACTTCATAGGCTTCAAAGTGGTCAAAACCTTAGTCTTTATTTCTATTGTTGCTCGTTGTTCGGCTGAGGCAATAGCGTCATCGAACTGTGCTTTTACAGCATCAAAAATAGGTGTGCTCAATTGATCTCTCCAATAAATTCTTTAATAGGTGCTTTACGTTCGTTGCTTCGTTTCACAAATCGTTTTGCAACTCTCCTTGCACCCCAACGAGTCAAACAAACTTCATAGGTAATGCCACGATCATCTTGGACATACCAATTAGTACGACCAGGTACTTTAACAATAAAAATTTCTTTGCAAATCATCGTCTACGCCCCCAAATCAAAGCCTTACGACCAAACCGAGATTGACCCTCACCAACATCAATAATGAAACCCTTATCAACCAAATGATGACGGGCTGTCCGGATAGTAGAAGGTGAAGCCAACGGAGCAGTACCAAAATTCATCAACTGCTCATACTGAGGAACCAAATCCTCATCCGTCATAGGAGTATTCAACAGTTCATAAATGACTGTCTGAACCTCAGTGAAATTCTTAACAGACCGAGCTGCATCATGTGATGTGTACGGATCTGTTTTTCTTGCTCTAGGCATTTGCTTTCCCTTTCTCTTGCCGTACAACCAAATCTACGGTAAGAAAACGGTGCAAGTCAACTTACGACACAAGCCGTTATACAACCGTTATAAACACCTTGCAACCAGGTGTCGGGTAAGTATCAGTAGTTGTCCCACACCAACGCTTCTTAGCCACAATGTCTACGATCAAAGAATCATCCACAATAGCCCCAGCACGAGTCAAAGAATCACCCACGGCACGAATGTAATGATCTAAATCCGGCTTAGAGCCAGGAAAAACAGGATGCTTAGGTTTAGCAGGGCGAGCAATAAAAAACGTAACCTCTAAACGAATCGGCTGATCAAACGGAACAACCTGCTCCAAATCGTGCATAGCCTGACGAGCTGCCTCAGTAACCGCCAAACGCCACTCCGGAAGCCTCTTATTAGCCTCAACGAGAACAGCCCTCCCACCACGCACATAAGCCGTTTTAGAACCTTGTGGGGCAGGAGAGCCGTCAACGAGAAAAAATAAATCCTTCAATTAAAAAGGAACTTCATTTGGGTCAATAGCAATAGGAGTCCAAGACTCAGGAACCAAATCCTCCTGCTTAAACTCAACCTTCTTTTGCTCCCGTACAACACGCTCAATCTTGTTAGCCACAACATCCAACGCAAACCCCAAAGACGCATCACGCTTCGTAAAAGTCCTAAACACAAACGAACCATGAACCTCAACAGGCGTACCCTTCACAAACTCAAAAGGATTCAACTCCTCAAAAGAAGTCACATTAAACCACATAGTCTCGCCATTCTCCCACTCACCAGAAGCGTTCTTTTTAGAAGGAGTAGACCCAACACGCAACACATAATACATTTTGCCAGCCTTAGAAACCTTAGACTCAACATCAGCCCCAAGATTCCCACGCACAACAATTTCACACTTAGCCATAGCAGCTCTTTCCATAGTCCTGAACAAGTCAGGGTACTACAACACTACTCCCCATCAACCACATCTACAAGTTCAATATGATGCGGATTCACACAATCCCGATGCCCACACAACCGAACCCCAGGCAACAACAAATGCCCATTCACCATCGGATTATCCTCCAAATCAAAATCACCACGCCAAGGCACACACCGACTCGACCCATACTGAATACTCAAAGCCGGACGCATACGACACGACACACACAACACCACCTGCTGACGGCGTTTAACCAAAGGAACCTCCCAAGAGAGACCACACCTCTTACACAAAACACGATTATCATCCACCACACAAGCGTAGCGTAATCACAGGGAAAGGCTCAAGAGGGTAGAAATGGCCTAGACGACCATCTCAAACCACAGGTATAAGGACTGTCAGGTTTTCTAATGGGTCTATCCTCACGGGTAAGACTATCTACGCCAAATGTTTAGCCAGCTGCAAGGATGCTAGGTAGATACGAAGTAGCATCGCCAATTAAACTCTGTTCTACTCTCAAGAACTCTTACCTGATCTAAGGCCACACAATTACAGGTACGCCAAACAGAAGCCCTCTGACGGCTTGGTATCACCGGCTGTGAACCGAGTGCAGGTTTGACTTATAGACAGTCCAACGGCCACTAGCCTCTGTCTTAGATCTTAAATGTTAACCCAGGTATGTCTTTTTATAATTTGAACAACTGTGTATTTACTAATCTCATACCATACAGCAATTTCATACTTGCTGTAACCAAAAGCAAATAAATCACGAATTTCTTTTACTTCTTGTGGCGTAAGTTTTGCTTTGCGTGGAATTACTATGCGATTTTTTGCTAGTGCATCCAGAGCATTTTCAGATAGATTTCCCCATTTTAAATGAGATGGATTTATGCAAGGCGGATTATCGCATTTGTGCATAACAATAGTCTTGTTCGATGGCATGGGCTCAAGTAGCTGCATCATTACTCTATGAACTAGATGTAATTTATTGCCAATAGATACGTGACCATACCCACGATCTGTTCGTGAACCATTCCAATAAAAGCACCCATTTGGCTGCTCGGTTGCACGAGCTAAAAGATGCGATGGTTCTGTAAATACATTAGGCTTTGACATACTGACTCCTTTTTAGTCGGTCACGCCCCTGGATGTTTCCGCATCGCAGGGGTATTTAATTATAACGCAAGTTAAAAGTGAAAGTCGTAGTTTGGCAACTCTGTTCTACCAAAATCATCATCCAGCAAAAACCATTTGCCGTTATGCCAAACAGGGATAGCAGCTGCGTCCTGCCAGTGCTCCAGTTTCCAACCCATACCCTTAGCCAACTTAGCGGCCTCAGCGTTCATTTCAATCTGGCAATTAAACCAAGAGCACAAAACAATAATGTTAGACGGCTTATCTTTTTTGTGAGAGCCACCCATACCCCTGTTAGAACGGTGCTGAGGAACCAAAGTGCCATCCGTAGTCCCACAGTGCAAACACTCAAGATCACGGTCAAGGAACTTAGCCCACTGCTTCTGACTCATTCTTCCCACGGTGGCTCCGGACTCCGAGCAGGATCAATCAAACCAGTAGCCATAAAACCAATAGAGGCAGTCTCAACCCGTGAACTATCAATAATGGCAAGGCTACCCTCAGAGCGACACTTATGATTAGTACGCCACTGATTCAACAACTTAATCTCATCAGACCGTTCAGCCTGGAAACTAGCACCACACGAACACGCTTCAGAGATCATCAACTTCACCAAAAGTTTCTATGACTTTCATCTCGCACCAAAAAAGGAAAGCAAGAAAAGATGCGGTTGTAGCCCAGATACCAATAATCAGAGCTGCAATCCACAACAACAAAAGCCACATTAGCGAAGAACCTTTAATTCCGTTTCAATCATGCGAGCAATAGTTTGAGTGCTCATCTGAGCCAACTCCAACTGCTTCAATTTCAACTTAATCCGGTTGTATTCAGCCCTAGCCAAATCAGCCGCCAACTTATCATCAGCAGACTTCAACTTAGCAATAGCCTCTTTATCCTTCACAGTGCCATCAGTGGTTTCCATAAACGTCAAAGCCAACGTGCGTTCATACTTTGCTTCAGCATCAGCCAACTTCACCTCAGCGTCATACAAAGCACCAACACCTTTAGCTGCTTCCGCTTGGATTCTCTGTAATTCTTCTATGATCCCACTCGGAGTAGTATTCGCCACTCTCAACCCTTTCTAAACGCTCCATACCAGTTTCGTGAATAACCTCAGCCATTGTGCCGTTAGCCCCATTCTTAGGATTAACTAACTCGCCGTACAACTCACGAAGTTCGATAATGCTACTTAGCAGAATCCTTAGATCCTTTATGTCCATTACCTAGTTCCTTGATCTTGTTCAGAACGTCCTCTGATGCTTTAAGCCTACTGGCTTCAACAAACAATGCACGTAAGCCGTCTAGATCTTCTTTCCAAGCCAGATCTTCAGCAATCTTTAACCAGTCACGAGCAGGAGCCGGTGTCACGCCACGCTCGGCTTTAGCCATCTCCTCACGAGTAGTCCGGCGGTTACCTGAGTACCCTGCGTTAGCCAAGGCTCGGCCAATCGCACTGCTCTCACACGTTTCAAGAGCTGCGGTCTTCTGTGCCATACCTACGCCGTCAATCTCAAACGCCAAACCAGTGGCTTTTAGATACCAACCGTCAGAACGCAAAGCGACCTCAGCCATGTCATCAGGGTAAGGCAACCAAATCTCTGCCTGAACAACCCAAGTCGAAACCTGGCGATCCTGAAGCGTAGTCAGATTCTTTGTAATCACACGCATAAGCGGGTGGTCTTTGTAAGCACGGTGTAGACGTTGCTCAACAGTTTCATAATCTTGCAAGTTAAAATTAGCCATGGTGTTCATCCCCCATAATGTCCTCTAGTATTCCATCAGCAAAGTGCCAAAGATCATTACAAGAATCATCCTTGCCACATTGTTTTAAATCTTTCATTCTTGCTTTTAAATAATGTATGACCGCAGCTTGTTCTGTAAAACGACCAGCATTGAAACCAGCAGCGAGAATTTTCTGCTCACGCTTTTTAGTAATCATCCAAGTCTCAATTCGTTTAAACCTGGGCGGAACTCACGCTTCACAAATCTAAAAATAACAACCTTGCCCAGATCTGTTTCCATTTTTACCAGACGTTCCATGTCTGTCTCACGAACTTCAATAATGGTTCCCTCAACATTGTTGATAGTGGTCTTTTGACCTACTTCGTATTCTTCCATTTACTTCCCTTTCTTTATCAATTTAATAGCATCATCGAACCCATAGAGCTTAAGAAGTTTAATAATCCTTTTGCGTTCTTCAAATGCTGTATCTAATTTAATTTCATAAAAATTTTCATCTGCCCAATACTGAACTGAGCCAGTTTTTGTATTTACATTTACCCCAAACGCCATTATTTCCCCTTTTTCCATTGAATGTACGGTGCACCAACACCACGCTGAGTACGGAACAAAACAATCTCATCATTGATTGCACCCCACTTCGCAGAGCCCAAAGCCTCCAGTGTTCTTGATTGTAGTTCTTGATACTCAGTCTTAGCAACCTCTAATTTGTCCTTAGCCAAAGCCAAATACATACCCAAATCGCCAAGCTCCTCAATGTCGTCTTCGTGGATTTCAGGCTTGAGTCGTCTCATAGTTTCATAGGTTGACTCTGAGCCATCCCACACAGGTTGAGACCCAGCCTCCACATGATCCCAGAAACGGCGTAGAGCTGCCAGATTAGACTCAGCCAAGAACTGGTCGAACTCAACATCAAAAGTCTTGTAGCATCCACCACACAGGGCTACAACGGTAGCGTGTTGGATTTGGAACAACCACAAATACGACTGGATCTGTGCAATGTAGTTAGGTGGAATGTCTGACGCTGACTCCCAAAAATCTGCTGTCGTCTTAACCTCAATCAGATGCAACACACCCTTATCGTCACGATAGAACGCATCAGGATTAGCCAACAACCAAGGATGAGCCTTAGAAGTATAAGACCCAGACTTAAACACATCAAAAGTAGGGTTCTCCTGCTGAAACAACTCCAACAACGGATCTTCCAACAACGTACCCAAACGCATAGCAGTAGACGCTTCACTGTTAGGAATCTCACCACGCACTTTGTAATAACAAGTAATCGGTGACTCCCACGGTGACAACCCTAAAGCTGCACCAATCTGTGAACCACCAATACGCCCCTTACGTTGCTCATACCATTCCGGCGACTGATTCTCAAAAAAGCCAAGAAACTCAGCCTTCTCCGAAGTAACTTTGCCCTGTCTCATTTTTCCCTTTCATTTGACAACTGGTTACTCATCAACATACAGTATGGGTATGACAGCCGCAACTAACGACAGACTACTAATTGCCCTAAACCAAGCAATACGGAATGAAGGCGGTGTGCCCTGCGAGCAAGTTCCTCACATCTTTCACCCAGAAGATGAACCACAATGGAACAACAGAATGTTTGAAACACGAGAAGCAAAAGCCATCTGTGGGACTTGCCCCGTGCTAAAAGAGTGCTTCACCTACGGTGTGGTCAGTGCACAGCCCTACGGTATTTGGGGTGGCACAAGTGCCGAAGATCGCCGTGACATGAAATCAAAACGGCGTAAATACAAAACTAGCGATTAGTCCACCATGCGTGGAAACTTAGCAGTTTAATAATCGCCCACTGAAGGAACCGAGACATCGGTTTACTTCTTTTCTTGAGCCTTCTGTACAGCATCTTTCGTAGCGTCAGCGACAGTGGCAGAAGTGGCTTTACCAGTAGTAGCAATGGCGTAACCAATTGCACCAACGATACCCAACATCAAAGTCATCCAGGCAATAATTACACCGTCAACCCATGATCCTGTGACGATAGCACCAGTACCAGCTGCACCGCCAAGGATAAATAGGAACAGACCAAATCCACGCCAAATTAGGGTAGCAAGCACTTCGGCAACAGCCTGTGCACGTTTCTTAAGCATTTGCTTTTTTCGCTTCCATGTTAGCTTTACGTTGTTTTGACGACCTGTCACAGGCTTTGACAATAGATAACTTCTTAGGCAGTGGTTGAGAATGTGGAACGGCGTTCATAGCCATAGAAGCGTGAAGATGAAAAGCACCTGACTTAGATAGTGAACTACCCGTAGCACCAATCTTACCTACCAAATCCTTGCCACCTGCAAGTTCTTGACCAACTTTTAATTCTGGTTTCTCAATCATGTGATTGTATTCAATCGTTGCCCCATCAAATTCACATTTATTAGGACAGACATTCTTTACGTAAACAGTCCAGCCAAGGGCCGCACCGTTCTCGATTTTTGTTACTTTGCCAGCGTGAATATTACGAATTGGCTTACCCTCTGAACCATTCTTAAATCCCCAGTCCTCCCCTAAGTGAGGTTGAGTTCTGTAAGACTGAAAGTCGCCTAGTTGATCTCTGCGTTCCCAACCTGGGCCAGTGATAGGTTCATAAAAACAAGTAATGTCGAACATAGTCTTATTTTACCTTAAGATGGTAGACTCAATAAAGAACCCCAGCGATGCGGAAACATCCTGGGGCATGACCAGACAGAGAGGAATATGTCCGATTGAAACAGTCTAAGGCTTGCACAAAGTGCGGTCAAATCAAACAAAAAACATCTACTTTTTTCTACAAAGATTCTGGACAATCAAGCGGTTTAAAGCCAGAATGTAAACAATGCACATTAGCCCTAAAAAAAATTTATTACCAAAATAATAAAGAGGCCCTAAGGGAACGATCACGAAAATACAGGGCTAATAATCCTGATAAATGGAAAGAAATCAAATCCAATTTTCGCAAAAGAAACCCCGAAAAAGGTCAAGCAGAACGAAGAAGCAGATACCTTAGAAAATACGGTGGTAATCACATTTTTTACACGGTCAGTCAAGTATTACAAAACTATGGTACTAATTGCCATTTATGCGGTCAAAAAATTGATTTGCTGGCTCCAAGAAGTGCTGCGTTTGCAGGTTGGGAGTATGGATTACAAATAGATCATGTCATTCGCCTTAAGGACGGCGGGGATGACACAATTGAAAATGTTAGACCATCTCATGGTATTTGCAATGCAAAGAAAAATTAAAACCCTAGTAGCTTAGAAGCAACAATGCCTATCAATCCGGATAGAGAAGCGATCCCCATCAAGGCCCACCTAAATTGCTCTAAAGTCCGGATACGACTTTCGTGATCAGTTATGTTCCTAGTGGTGTAATCAATGTGGTTAGGTAGACGCTCATTGAGAATGGTAACTTCCCGTATAAGTTCTTGAGCCCACACAGGCACGTTTTCTTGATCCACGGCTATCTTTCAGTCAGGCGTAGGAACAAATATTAAATAACTAGCGTGTCGGCTTCTTCGGCAGTTAGAGGCTGATTAGCAATAAGTTTCGCTTTAGCAGCAGCCTTAAGTGCCGCTAGTGCTTCTTCAGCAGCAATACGCTCTGTCTCAGCTTGTGCAGAAGCAACAGCATCATGTTCAGCCTGAGCGTACTCTTCAAGTGTAAATTCACGCAAAATTTCCTCTTGAGTAGTTGCGTTCTTTTCTAAAACATACTTTTTTTCGCTCATTTTATTATCCTATCTTAAGAAACGGTTGCCCCGCCAGAACCTTTGAGAATTCCATACAAACTTACAGTTGAATATTGAGCAAGATTACCAGAAGCATACAACAAGTCTAATTGCGTAATAGCAGCAGTCGAGGCATAAAAGCCAGAAGTGACTCTTGCTAGTAGTGCTGATGAATATGTATTATTTGAAGCAACGGAGTCTATGCCTACCCATTTATTTGTGCTGCCTGTGTAATTTGGAATATAAATGCTGGAATTTCCAAAGGTATTTGCAGTTTGCGTACTACTGTTGTGAGCAAAATTAAATCCACTTGTAGATGAAGTGCCATTTGATCCTGTACTTCCGCCATCGCCATCGATATTCTTCTGTGAGTAAATATTTGCACCATTATTATTTACATAGAATGAAATTGTTGTACCCGTTGCAGTAGCCGCTCGGCAATTTACTTGTAATAATAAATCAGTAAAAGTTTGTGGTATAGATGTCAGTGATATAGAAGCAGCTCCACCAGAACCAACAGTTACGGTGCTAATCAAAGTCATTGTCATGCTGATACTCCATACAGGGCAAAAGTGTTTCCAGCAGCATATGTGGCCCCGCTAAAAGTGATACTGGTCACTGCTGTTGTTGCAGGATATCTAATTGCGGAGGCAACTACCATGTCAACAGAGCCATGTCTGCCAAGTATTGTTTTATGCTTGTCCGTTGCAGAATAATCCATAATGTGAAAAGTGAGTATATTACGTGACGTGCTACGCATATAGGGTTGGTCTAAAATTGAATTGTAAGTTGACCCAGTATAACTTTGTGCCGCTGAACCATCACCTTCCATGTCAACATAACTATACGAAGTTGCACCATTTAAACGTAATGTTCCATAAGCATCTGCTGTTGGTTGTGTTTGTGCTACCAACACCAAATCTCTATATGATTGAGAAATTGAACTAAAAGTCACAGTTGCGACATTTGAAGATAAAGTCACATTTGCTAACGGCACATAGGCCGATATTTCTGCTGGCATGATTACCCCTTAATTCCATAAATAGAAAAACGTGAACCAGTCACCCAACCACCATTCAACGCCAAAAAGGTGATAGAAGAAACCGCTGAAGTATTAAGCCAAAGACCGCTACGCAAAGCAATACGTGGTGCAACAGGTGTTGCGTGATGTCCGTTCAAAGTGCGAATTGTTTTGTTTTTTGTAGTTGCAGCATAATCTAAAATGTCAATAACTCCACCGCTAAAAGACGAAGTTGCTGCACTTGCGGCTGGCACATTGCCTAGCCTTATCCTATTTTCCGCACTGACGATGCTACTGGCATTTACTGATGAACCAGTGCCTTCCAAATAGTGATACCAATAATTGCTTCCAGTGTCCCCGTTAAATTGCAAAGCAATAAAATCATCATTTGCAGCACGACTGCCACGCACTGCATAACGAATTTGCAGGTGTTTGTAAGTCGAAGGTAGAGAAGAAAAAGTGACACTTGTGGTATCTGAACTTAGAATAGTTGTGCTTATTTGTTCAAAAGCCCCAGCAGCCGCTCCGCCAGCTCCCGCAGTCGCAAAAATTCCCAACGGAATTGGCATTAGACAGCAATCTTTCCAATAACACGGTAAGAGTTAGCAGCAACCTTCTGAATAGTCGCACCATTGTATTGCTGATCAATCTTAAAAGTCACCGCTGTACCAGCAGTACCAGCACCTGCCCAAGTAGTAATACCAGTACCAGCTGCAAGAGTCACAGTACCCGCACCATCACGAATAATGTCTAGGCGATCACCAATGTTGTAAAGGTCAGGAACGGTGATAGTAAACGCTGATCCGCTGTTAGCCACGATAGTCTCATTGCGGTCACCAACAACTGCTGTGTAAGCCGCTGTTACGTTATTTACGGTTGTAGTTATTTGACCTGAATCAATGCTCTTGTTAGTAAGAGTTGCTGTGCTTGAAGCAGTAATAAAAGAAGAAGTATCAATGCTTACTAGAGGCCCCCAAGTCGAGCCGTTGTAGCCCTCCCAAGCAGTACCATCGGTACGGAACGACACCATACCAGCCGAAACACCAGTACCAAGGGCAGACGAACGAGCAGTAGACGAAGCGAACTTCATCACAGTCTGATCCATCAAATAGCCGTTAACATCAGCAGCTGTCAGAACGTCCAAAGCGTTCCAGGTCTTTTTACCCAAACCAGCCATAATTTATCTCCTAAAACCCAAGGGTGTTATCTGCATCTAGTCTACCAAAGGTTGGGTCATCCAAAATAAAGTATAGGAAGTCCAAACGAGCCAAGCCCAAGGTGACACGGTGAATTTGTAAATCAGCACGGTGATTAATGTTAATAATCTCCGCATACTGTTGAATAGCAGGGCCAATGCCGTTAGGGGTGAACTTGACCTTAACCACATCATTCAGTTCAAGGTTCAACACCTTATTCTGATCCTCAAGTGACAAGTCATCCATAATGATCTCAACAGCGTCAAAACGGTACTCCGGCTGAGAATACTTGTTAGCCAAGAACACAGCCAAATCCTCAACCTGCTCATCGCTATTCATCAACAGGTCAGACAGGGTAAGGTTAAGCACACCGTAAACACCCTGAGAAGCCAAATCAATAGCCGTCACAGTGCTTGTAGTGATTGCGGAAGTAACCACAATCTCGTTAGCAAGCTGTTCAGAACCATAAGTAATACGAATGTCACTATAACCAATGCCTGTATTGTCATCGGTTAACTCGACCAGTCCAGAAACTGGCTGAACCACGGTACGGTCTTTGAAAGTCGCATAACCGTTCTTAGCAATAAAGAACGCACCAAACTCAGTCTTTTCAACCAACTTCAAATAGGCTAAAGCGTTCGTATTCTCGGCAACAACATCCGCACCCACAGTCACAACACCAGTATCAATGTTGCGGAAAGTCGAAGGCCAAGCCACCTGCGGATCATCCAACACAGCCTCAATACGCTCACCAGTGGTCTGCACAGTAGCAGTGCCAGGAGTCAAAGTCTGGTTATTGAACTTGTAAAAACCATCAGAAGTAGCGAAAGACACGTTTGACTCGCCCTGAATCGTGTAAGCAAGGTTCCAGTCATCAATAGTGCCAAAATACTGCTGAATACCATTACTGCTAATTCTTACTTCACGGCGAGGAATAATGTTGCCATAAAACGGGCTTGCCTGATACGTAGGGTCAAAGTAACGGTTGTAGTTGTTCATCGTCACAACAGACTCACCAGAAGTGTACGAGTCAATGTCACGGTTCTTACCACGATTGATTGTGATCTCTTTAACATACTGAGTCACGTCATAGAAGAACGTTCCAGCCAAAGTCCAAGCAGTATTATCTAAAACACCACGCTCCGCATCATCCAACACGAAGAACGGGCCAGCACCACCGGCGAGGTCAAAACCAATCTCAACTTTTTGTGTAGGCATTTTTAGATTTTAATACCGTTCGCCTTAGCAAAACTTAGCAACTCACTGTAAATAGCCTGACCAACAGCCTTACCATTAGTACCAACACCAGCGTTCACGTTAATAGTAGTAGTCCAAGCAGTAGCCTTAGGGCTGGCAATCAACTTAGCTGCTAAAGCAGATTCAGCCGTTGTAGCACCAAAATTACCAAGTTTAATGTCACCCAAACGAATACCCATAGTCTTAGTCTCAGGCATAGTCGGAGGGGTGTAAACAGGAGCAGTAGGGGCAGTAGGCATAGGCAAAGCCTTAGCCACCTCGGCGTTGAAAGCATCGCTAAAG